TTATTGATGAAGATAACTTTGTTATTACTGATGGCACTGAAGAAGCAATTTTCCAGATTAACTGGCCAACTACCTCTGGTGCAAGACGTTCTTATTTCTTACCTGATGCAGGTACAGTTACTACTACTGCTGAACCAACTGCTACAGTATCAACATTACTTGATACAAAGACTGAACAAACAGTTCTTAGTAAAACTTTTGTTGATGTAAAGTTTGTTCCAAATGCAGAGATTGGAACTTCTTACGCTATAATGAATACTTCTTCATTATCAGCAAATAGAACAATTACAGTTCCTGATGCAAATATTACTTTAGTTGGAACTGATGCCACTCAGACACTACAGAACAAAGTTGTAGAAACTTTAATCTTACAAGACCCTACAACTAATACTAAAAAGATTACATTCTCTGTAACTAATCAAAATACATTATCTAACGAAGTATTTGAGTTCCCTCAGACTTCTTTACTAAATAATCCTACTGCAACCAATAACGTTCTTGTTACTGAACTTGCTACGCAAACTCTAACAAACAAAACGTTATTTAGTCCAACTCTGAAACAATTTGGTAATACCACTGGTTCAGTTATTTTGGACATGAGTAACATAACATTAGGAAGAACAATTAAGTTTCCTGATGCTGATGCTACGCTGTTATCTACAGAAAACGTTACTACTGAAGATGTTAACTTTGGTGCAGGTATTGGAGCAGCAAACCTAACTGGTCGAACTAGACTACAACAATTCTTTTACGCAGGATTCTAATTTAAAAAATGGCAAATCAAGGTATTCTTGCACAATCAAAACCCTCGGCAAACACTAATACGGTGCTGTATTCTGCTCCTATTGATAGTAGTGCGTCTGCTGTATTGACTGTTGCAAACGACGGAACTGGTTCCGCATATAAGGTCGGACTTAAAAACTATGATCAAAAATTGGTATTAGACGCATCAACTTACTTGTTACACAAGGGTGATGTAATTACTGATTATAGGTTCACCGTGAACACTGCGATTGCAGCGAGTAATTCATCTTTTGTACCAAGTACTAAAATTACTTCGGACGACAAAGAATCGTCATTAATATTTGAATCTTTTTACACACCACCTACTACAACTATTTACATTAAAAAGTTTGCTGCTAGGATTATTACATTAGAATCGATTAATGGAACATTTGCAGTTGGTCAAACAATTACAAAAGGAACTGGTGGTAATACTACAGTTGCTACAATTTTAGCATCATCTGGTGAAGGTGCTTCTGCTGTTACTATCGGTCCTTCTACCATTAATGGATCTGGATCTGAATTTGCTGATGGTGACGCTGTAACTGGTTCTGGTGGTGGAACTGGAACTGTATCAACTGGTGGTGTTGGTAGTGCAACGAATGAATTTGCATATTCAGTTACAACTGCTGGTGGAACTTATAACTTATATCTTACAGATACATTGACAGTATTCAATGATAGAATCTATAGGTTTGATAATTCTGATAGTTCAATGTCAGGATTAGATTGGAGTCTATCTGCAACTGTTAATGGAGAGTGGGGTCCTGATAATACAGCAGGTACTGAAGATGACGGAACTGAATACACTACTGGTAGAACTGCTGTAGGAACAGCAGGTAGTGGTGGAACTGCATATATTCAGTATGATTTCTCACAAGGAACTCCACCTGATACATTATACACTTACGAAGGAACTACAGGAACTGCTGCTAACAGTGGATATGGTGGTTCTGATAGATCTATATCTGTATCTTCTGCACCAACTTATACTGAGTTTTATGCCTATGATATTGATGGAACTTGGACTAACTCGACTGATACATTCACAGTTGCTGGTGTTACATATACAGTAACAGCACAGACAGCAGGTCCTTATGGTTACGTTCGTAAGTATGATGGAACTTCTTTATATGTTGTGAAAGGAATTGGATCGGCAGATTTCTCTACTGATACATTCCGAGATGTTCCTAAACTTGGAACTGCAGCGAGAAGCACAGTAACTGTTAACTCAGTTGCAGTTGCAACTACTGCACTTGAAGCAGAAAACTATATTGTAGATGGTGTTACCAATGGTAATAATGAAGTAGATAAAATTACTTCTATCGTTGTAGGTCCTGCTGAAAGAGTAGTTATTAATAGCACAACTGCAAATAATTCTTTCAGTCTTGTAGGATTTGAAGATGTTACAACTGGATTCACAACACAAGCCTTCAATCAATCATCAACTGGTGGTGGAGAAGGTGGTGGTTAATCCCTTCAATAAATAACTAAAAAGCAGTTAAAAGATGTCACTAACTAGACTAAAGAATATTATTACGTCCAGAACTGGACGTATTATATACGTCAACCCAGACGACTTTGATGCCTCTGATGCCATTGACAACAGAGGTAACTCTGCTTTGCGACCTTTTAAATCTATTCAACGAGCATTTTTAGAAGTAGCAAGATTTTCATATAGAGTTGGTCTAAGTAATGACGAATTTGATGCTTTTAGTATCATGCTTTATCCTGCTGAATATATTGTAGATAATAGACCAGGTGAAATTTTATATACTAACGTTGCTCCGATTGATGCTAACTCAAACCTAGACTTATCATCTCCTAACAATGTTCTCTACAAATATAACTCTGTTGAGGGCGGTATTATTGTTCCAAGAGGTTGTTCACTTGTTGGGACTGATCTTAGAAGAACTAAGATTATACCTAAGTATGTTCCTTATCCTACTACATTTCCTGCCAAAGGCATTAATACAGAGTCTCAAGTCCCACCAAGAACAGCAGTCTTTAAAGTAACTGGTGGAACTTACTTCTGGCAATTCTCATTCTTTGATGGTGCTGAAGAGGGTGTATATTACAAACCTGATAGTGTAGAAACACTAGCACCTAAGTTTTCTCATCATAGACTTACTTGTTTTGAGTTTGCTGATGGATTAAATAACCTTGCATCATTAATTACAGGTGGAACTGTACCTAACGGAGATTACTCTGCTGTTCCTAATATTCTTGAAAGAACTGATTTAGAAATATACTATCAAAAAGTATCAAAAGCATTTGCAACAATTCCTGATACTTCTGGAGATCCTGCTGCTGACCAAATACAGGCAAGGGTTGAGGAAAATAGAATTGTTGGTCCGATATCTGATGAATACAGAGTCTTACAGGTTACTCGTAATGGAAACACAGCAACAGCAGTTACAGTTGATGAATTTGATAACCCAAGAGATCATGGATTCTCTGTTGGAGTAAACATTAACGTTAGTGGTGTCACAGGTTCAACAGGTCCTCAGTCTGAAGCTGATGCAGGAATTTACAATGGTTCATTTACTGTCACGTCTGCATCTGGTAACGTATTTACTTACCAGATGTCAAGCGAACCCTCAGGAAATGCTGTAGGTTCTAATATTACGGTGAAAACTGAGATTGATACTGTTGACTCAGCATCACCTTACGCATTCAACTTATCACTAAGAAGTGTATGGGGTATGAACGGTATGCACGCAAATGGTGCTAAAGCAACTGGTTTCAAATCAATGGTTGTTGCTCAGTTTACTGGACTGTCACTACAAAAAGATGACAGAGCATTTGTAAGATATAATCAATCAACTGGTAACTATGATGTAGCAACAGCAGGTGATGGAGCTCACTTAGATGGTTTTGCTGAATATAGAAAGGGGTGGGGTCATGAACATATTAAGTGTTCAAATGACTCATTTATACAGGCAGTTTCGGTGTTCGCTGTTGGATATCAAGGACACTTTACTGCATTAAGCGGTGGTGATATGTCAATCACCAACTCTAACTCTAACTTTGGTAACACTGCTCTAAGGTCTGCTGGTTTTAAAAAGAAATCATTTTCAAAAGATAAAGCAGGTGCAATAACACATATCATTCCACCTAAAGCACTTAACACAATTTCTACAACTGCTGCTGGTACAAATGGTGCATCAACAATAACTCTAGCAAACGACGGGTCTGTTAACGGGATTCTTCAAGGAATGACTGTTAGTGGAACTGGTATTGGTGATGGAGCAACTGTATCATCTATTAATACCAATACAAGAGTTGTTACATTATCTGCTACTAACACTGCAACTTTCACTACAAACAATGTTATCTTTGGTGAAGAGACTTCAATTAACTGGGTTAACATTGATATTCAAAGAACTAAAACAATTAACGCTGCACTTGCAGGTCAAGGAGCAACACCTGGTACTAGATTATATCTCTATGGTTACACAGTGGAAACATCTCCACCAACAACACGAGTTCAAGGTTTTACAGTTGGAGCAAGACAAGACGGAACTGGAGCAAGTGCTGTAGCAGATAAAATTAACTGTTTGTTAGTAGCTCAAGGTGCAACTTCTGCATCTGTTCAGTCAGCAAGTATATCTCCTTATGGTCCTAGTGTATCAGGTTTATCTGCTGGTGTAGCTGGTTCTCCATTACAATATGATAGTAATACATATACAATTAGCGGACAAGCAGGTCAAGTTGGTGGTTGGTATTTGACTGTATCTGCAACTAATAATGCAATCTACACTACATTATCAACTAATACACAATATAATAATGTAAACTTCACACCAACTACATTCCTTAAGAGAATACCTGACCCAAGAGATTTACAAGATAGAACTTATAGAGTTAGATATGTAATTGATAAGGACAAAACTAATCCTCTACCAAGAGACCCTATCTCTGGTTTCGTAATGCAACCATTGAATACAGATACAACTTCTTATGCTTTACAACGTGCTTTCTACATCTATGATATTGAGATCGTTCAAGCATTTGAAAGAGGGGTGAATGACGGAATTTATTATCTCACCTTATTATGTGCATCTATCGCACCTTCAACATCAAACTTTGATGATAGAAAGTTCTCTCAAAATGTTAATGAAGTATATCCTACATTTGACAGAGATAATCCAATAGCCGATCCTGCAGCTGCAGTATCTGTTGCTGATAATGTTACGATTGGTCTTGTCAATGCAACTGATGGAGCATCGCCAACACCTGCAAAAGACCCCAAGAGAAGTATTACCAAAGAGGGAATACAGTTCTTACTCACAGATACAGGTTGGACACAACCAGGTACAACTCCAAACTATGACTCAGTTAACGAGAGATTATCTAACATTGATTTAACTGCCCGTGCAGGCGATGAAGAAACCCGTAAAATTAATATTCGAGAGAATTTAGATGGAACTGTTGCTCCTATTAATGTAGAACTTAGACGACATTCTATTCTAAGATCAGGTAACCATACATTTGAATATCTTGGTTTTGGTCCTGGTAACTATTCAACTGCCTTCCCTCAAACACAGGTAGAGACATTAACTCAAGAGCAAATTAGATTCTCACAGTCAATTAAAGAAGAAGCGGGTGTTTCTTTCTACTCAGGATTGAACTCAAATGGAGACTTATTTATTGGTAACCAAGTTATTAACCCAGTTACAGGTCAGATTACTAATGAAGATATTGCACAGTTGAATGTTGTTGGAGAAGAGAACACAACTATCGAAACGTTCTCTGAATTAGTATTGACTGATAAACTGACTGTAATTGGTGGAGCATCAAACCAATTAGAATCAATATTTGCAGGTCCTGTTACATTTCAAGGTCAAACATCTTTTACAGATAATATAATTGCCAAGAAAATAACATACAATAACCAAGATGGTACTGTAATTAAACAAACTCTATTAGCACCCGAAGATGCAAATGGACTCCCCAGTTTTGCCAATATCACAGGATACGACACACCTGCTGATGGCGACCTTGTTTATAATATTAACTGGTCACCTGGCAAGTCGCTTGGTTGGATATACTACAATGGAGCATGGAAAGAGTTTGGTCTCACGGATACTGGTGAGATCAATATTAGTTCTTACAACAGTAGCACAATTATCGGTATTGGTACTGCTGTCAACAATGATTATAGAGTAAATCTACAAGGTGATGTAAGAATTGATGGTGATTTAGTGGTGACAGGTAATGGTGGTAACTCTGCTTCCAAATACATCACTCGCACATACACTGGTGATGGTGCAACATTAACCTTTGCTCTTACTACCTACGCTAATCCAAACATTAAACATACTGCTAACTCAGTTATTGTATGTTTAAATGGTGTAAATCAGATTGGTGGAACAAACTATACTGTTGATACTAATGGTGCTAATGTTGTATTTGCATCTGGCGATGCACCTTTAGCTTCTGATACAGTTCATATTCTTGAATTACCTATCTAAATAGAACGGAGGATCACTTTCTGATATGGCAGTAAAAAGAATAAGTGGAAATCAGATCGCTGATTCCACGCAAGCAATTATCACAACATTATCTTTTCTAAATACTAATAGTGTTTTTAGGTTACCTGCAGGTACAACTGGACAAAGACCTACTGGTGTTTCGTTAGGAACTTTGAGATTCAATACTTCCTTAGATTCTGCAGAGGTTTATAAAGCAGATGCTGATGGTCAAGGAAATCCTGGTTGGACATCTGTTGGTGGTGGAGGTCCAAACGTTGGTAATGATTCTATTATCAGAACCAACGGACATATACTAACTGAGAACGTCACAATAGGGTCTTCTCAAGGTGATGAATTTCGTGCAGGTTTCACCGCTTCTCCTGTTGGTGGTTTTGAAATCGCTAATGGTATTACAGTTACTATGGAATCAAATGGTTCTTGGGTAATTTTATAAATAAAACTATAGGGATTAACTCGTAAAATGTCACAAGTAAAAGTTGATACAATTACCAACAGAGCAGGTACCGCAGGTCCGACTCTATCTGGTGCTACTACAGTCTCAGGTAACTTACAAGTTACTGGGAGCTACTTAGATAGTGGTGGAACTGATGTGTTCGCTAACCTACAGTCTGATAGACTTCAAAATGGTAGTGTTCAAGCAATTCTATCAACTTCTGCACTCTATCCTAACAATAACAACTCTTATGATTTAGGAACTAACTCTAATCGTTGGAGAGACGTATATACCAATGACCTTAACCTAAGTAATGAAGGTTCAAGCAATAGTATAGATGGGAGTTGGGGTTCTTACACTATTCAAGAGGGAGAAAATGACCTTTTCTTGATAAATAATAGAAGCGGTAAGAAGTATAAGTTTAATCTTACGGAGGTTAATTAACAATGGCATTTATCGGACCTAGGGAAAATCAAACCCAAATGTATAGTAACAATTTGGACGTTAGTTCCTCAGGAAATAACACCCAAAACTCTGTTAGTGTCAACACGAGTGATCCTGGTGCATATATTATTAATGCAGGTTATTCTCCTTCAGACCAAAGTGGTAACTATCCAAGCAATGACTGGGACGCTTGGGCAGTAAGATGTTATGTTAATGGTTCACAATTAGGTTCTCAAATGAGAGGACAAGAAGGTGGAATTCAAACATATCGTATTGCTGGTTCACACGCTTGGTTCTGGAATAAAACTAACTCAAGTAACCAAGAAATCTCAGTAAGATGTAACTCTTATTGGGGAGAGGGAGACAATGACAGTGGTGGAATGAGAGGATTCCTCAATGTTGGTATTTTCCGTTTAGGTAAAAATTAATTTATTAAAACAATGGCAGACATTACACCTTCAGATACTAATAATTACAACGCACCAGTACCCCCTTCTGGAGATTTACTCAGGAAAATGGGTATTGATGATTTTGTGGTAGAGGTTGCAACAGGTAATATTCTTCAACCTACTCTCACTACTGAGCAACAGAATACTTTTGAAGCACTTAAAGTAAGTGAGTGGCCAAAGATGAGACTTAGAGCAAGAAGAGACAAACTTCTTGAGCAATGTGATTGGATGGCAAATTCTGATGTAACAATGAGTGATGCATGGAAAACATATCGTCAAGCATTAAGAGATTTACCTGCTAACTCTCCTTCAGCAAGTATTAACACAGTAACTGGAAAATTAGAAAACGTAACTTGGCCAACTAAACCTTCTTAATTTAATAAAATTTTATTATGCAACTTGATGTGATCGAGGATTTTTTAAGTCCTCAAGATTTCAATAACCTTCAACGTCTATTAGTAGATAGACAATTTCCTTGGTACTTATCCCAAGTAGTTCCGAATGCACCTGTATTGAACAATGTTCAACTGGTGCATTTTTTCTATTCTGATGGGTTACCTCAATCTCCCTTATACAATAAGTTAGAACCAGTCATCAATAAGATTAAAGAGAAAACTAAATTTGCAATACTTGTAAGAGCAAAAGCAAATTTAATTACGAGAACAGAAACTATATTAGAACATGGGTATCACATTGATATAAATGATGCTCCCCCAAATTTAAAGACATCTATATTATATCTCAACACAAGTAACGGATATACCAAATTCAAAGATGGTTCGGTTGTTACGTCAGAGTGCAATAGATTTGTAACCTTTGATGGGTCAACCGAACACACAGGCACAACATGTACTGATGAACCAGTTAGGATAGTGCTTAACCTCAACTACATAACCAATTAGACTGCTGGCACAGTCCTATGGACAGTTAAGCATTTCTATGGTATGATTTAGAGGTAGTTAATGGCAATCCAAATCATGCCTCAGTTCACATTGACTTGTACAGATGAAGACAACACTGTCACAAGTAAGGAGTTTGAAGCTTCGATCATTCACGAAGTTGTTGAAAAGACTCAAGATTTTCTTCATGGCGTAGGTTACGTTTTTGAAGAATTGCAAGTAAAAGAAACGATTGATGATGATTCTGACATCATTCCTTTCAATCGTTGATACATATTACAAGTAGTTTATCTAATTTACTATCATACAAATGGGTAAGACTTTTCGCAGAGGTGGGTCGGAAAGAGGTAATTACTCTTTCGGCAAATCTATTCGAGACAAACGTCAGCACAATGGCGGTATTCACAGAGTTCCAAAGGGAGACTATTTCTATGAAAAAGAAAACAGAGGAAGAGACAAACAAAGAACTCAAGGAGAAGATCGAGTATGAAGATGATGGTTTAGATTATGAAGATCTATACTATGATGATAGTTCTGATGTTGACTATGGATTAGAATACACAACCACATAGACAAATGAAAGATCAAGGTTCGGTTGGACTAAACGAGAGTCCTACTGTCAAATATCAAAGGGCATTAGACCTTTTTACAGAGTCAGTTATGAAACCTGACCACGATTTGCGTGGGTGTGCATATAATCAGGATTGTTTCAGCGAACTCATGGAGATCAGGGAACACGTTTTGAATTATCTTTCAACATTGAAATCAACACAAAACTTTGAAAATCCTGACGAGTCCGATATAATTGAGAGTGAAAAGTTGCAACAAACAGCACCCCTATCCAAATGGAGATAATGTCAGTAATCCGATCTGCTATTCTATCACAAGAACAAAAAGAAGTTTTAAAGGACTCTATACTATCGTATGTAACTACCTTACAAAAACGATTCTATAAAGATTCTTTAATCACAGAAGAAATCTACCACGAAAAGATGCAACAAATTCAAGACATAGTAAACGTCTTGCATCTAAATGAGTTGTATAAATTCTGATGTGACACTTTTTAAAGTGTATCAGCGAGATTGACTCTTGCTGATTTTTGCTGTACTATGAATGTATTATGAAACTCAGACCAATGGAAATCAACAAAAATATTCAACTCGTTGCAGACGCATTACAAGAGCAATTACCCTTTATTGTAGAAGAGTGGAATACTGTATCACTTCCATTAATGGAGAAACTATATAGAAAATCATTCAAGAAAATTTTTAAGGACAGACAGACACAGGAGAAAACAAAAGCAATTAGTCCTATTATTGATGAAATTATTGCAGAGAAGATACAAGAGAAGGTTCAAGCATTTACAATTACAGAGGGAAAAGGATTTGACTATACTCTCAACGATACAGAGATAGAGTGGAAGAATAGTCTATCAGAGAGTAACTCATGGACAGGTAATGGTTATAGGAAAACCAACTGGCACTTCCTATGTAAGTTTATCCCCAATGAAGATGGTAAAATCGAAAAGTATTTTGCTTGCGTAGTTCCATACGATATGTTAGAATCTAGTTGGAGTGAAACTGGTAACAGTAATTTCAGTTCATTGACGATACAAAATATTGATATGCACAGAGTTGTACAAATCGCAGGTCATTTTAAATCTGCAAAAAAATATCTAAAACCAAATTACGTCACAGTATGATTCAATTTTTATTATTCAATGCAGGTTTTTTAAACCTCATGTTCTATGTTTTTGCAATAGGATTTGTAATTTCATTAATATTAGAACAATTTGTCAAAAGAACTGACAACCAACGAAACATTTATATTGTAGAAAGCAATAGAAAGTATTGTTGGAGACAAGCATGGATTACTAATCTATGTTGGTTTTTATGTAATGTTGGTTTGTATATTGTATCAAGGAATATGCAACCTACCTATGGAGTGGATACATTTTGGAACGGAATATAATACATTTAAAAGATTGTATAGAAGGAATGAAAGAACTTGATGATGGTTCAATAGATGCTATCATCACTTCCCCACCATACAACCTTAATATTAAATATGGTCTTTATTCTGATAATAAACCTAAACATGATTATCTTGATTGGTTAAAGACAGTATTTAAAGAAGGCAAACGTATCTTAAAAGATCAAGGACATCTATTTGTCAATATGGGTTATTCAAATGTTGACCCCTATGTTGGCATGGAAGTTGCAATGGCATTAAGAGACGATTGGGTATTACAAAATAATATTAATTGGGTTAAATCTATTCATGTCAATGATAAGACAAGTGGACATTTTAAACCAATTAACAGTAAAAGATTCTTATGCCCTACATGGGAAAACTTATTTCACTTTACTAAAGATGGTAACGTCAATATTGATAGACTATCTATTGGTGTCAAGTATGAGTACTATGAAGCAAACTTAAGACATAGTAAATCACTTGATAAACCAAAACCAAATCTAAGAGACAAAGGTAACGCATGGTTCATACCATACGAAACTATTAATAGCAAAGAACTTAGAGGAAAACATCCTGCTGTATTTCCAGTTAAGTTAGTAGAGGATTGTTTAAAACTTACTGGTATCAAAAATGGAATAGTTCTTGACCCATTTATGGGAACTGGAAGCACAGCAGTTGCATCACAAAATTTATCATGGTCATATATTGGATATGATATTGATGAAGATTATGTTACGTTTGCAACACAAAGACTTAATAATGTATTGACTCATGTATTAAGTTGATATATAATACTGTCATCAACGGAACAATGCGTCTGTTTAGATGATACTTACCTACTATTACAGAGGATTAAATGAAACAACTAAAGGTTGGCGAATGGTATTCGCTACCAGTTAATATTGGAGATTGCTCTAATATTGAACTGGACGAGATCGAAATTGGTCTCATTTCAAGAGCAACATTTTTAGAGTTGCCACAATGGATTACACAGAGGAGTGTAACCAACAGACTTAAAAAGAAAGGTGTGTTAGATCATCTTGCTAAACTATTCCCTACACACTTCATTGTAGCGTTGGCAGAACTAACACAAGACGATATATGGGAAGATGGTCGAGAGTTTGGTGCAGGTACTGAGTGGACAATAGATGCTAACTCAAGGGGTCACATTTGGAGAAATCAAATGTCAGACTCATTACCAGATAATGTGCTTGCTATCAAATATAAAGGAAAGTCATTACTTGATATAAGAAGTATCTACTGGGCATTTGATAACCCAACAGCAGCAGAAGTCGCAGCAGAGGTTGTTACTGGTGTCTTGAGATCACTTAATGCAACATTATACACTAAAAAGTTTCAAAGTGGTCAATTCGTAACCGCACTATCATACACTTGTATGTTTGATAATGCTACTGTTTACGGAGACAGAGGACTATGGACAGATAGTGATGATGACACTATTACTAATAGTGAGTATAAAAGGAGAATGACATCACTTGCAGTTCAGCAATACCTACCAACTATCACAGCAGTTGATGAACTGTTACATAAGCATGGTATTTCTAAGGACTTCGATCAGACATTTATCACAGCACTATTCTTATTTCACTTAAAGATGGGTGTATTTGATGATAATGTTGTTAGAGTCATCAGACTACTAGCAGAAACTCAATTAGATTCTGACGGAGAGAAAGAAGGCATTGCAACTACTAAGACAGGTGCATTAACACCTCAAGGTTGGATTAAGAGAGAGAATGAGAGAGGTTACGAAAAAGTAGATCAGATCAAAATTCCTAACAGAGGAAAAATTGATGGATACTATGAAGGAGTGCCATTTTTCTGTTATTGGTTGTATATTGCATCAACAGATGGATACACAAAGAAACAGAAATCAGGTGCGAAACAAGGGTACCGCAAGTGGTTTGATGACTTTATGTCTCGAACACCAGTAGCAAAATTGGAGGAATTACTAACTAAATGAAACGTGAAATCAAACTTCTAAAACACGCATTAAAGAAAGGGAAAGAAGACCCATTGATGTATAGTTTAGAGGAAACTAGGAAACTTGAAGCAAAGTTAAAACAGTTGACAGATTGGTATGACTCAGTTAGAATTCAACAGAAAAACGGATTTGGTCAATACATAAACCAACCGAAACCGACCAAACCTTAAAGTGTCACAACCCCTTGCACAAGGGGTTTTTTTATTGTATAATGAATCTATTGATTAAATTATGATGATTAACTTGAGACCACATCAGGAAAAATGTTTTGATGCTATGCAGAGAAACAATGTTGGTCAAGTTATTGTACCAACAGGTGGTGGTAAAACATATATTATGATTGAAGATGCTATCAATCAGTTCAAAAGTCCAGTTGCAAAGACTATTGTAGTTGTTGCACCTCGTATCTTGCTTGCTAATCAGTTGTGTTCAGAATTCACCGAGTTCATCACCGATACTGATATTGCTCATGTTCATAGTGGAGAGACTCATTACTTCTCTACAACTAAAACAAAGAGACTAGAGAACTGGTATCACAATAGCACAAAGAATATTCTAATCTTTACTACATACCACTCACTTCACAAGATAACTGAATCACTTGATATTGAGATTGATACTATCTATTATGATGAAGCACACAATGGAACACAAAAGAACTTTTTTGAAGCAGTAAAAACTATTACCGCAGATCGTAAGTTTTACTTTACAGCAACCCCTAAAATCAGTAAAAGTGGTGCGGAAAATGGTATGGACAACAGTAAGGTTTGGGGAAACATTATTGCTAATGTACCTGCCAAAACCCTTATCAATACTGGTGCTATCGTGCCACCTAAGGTAGTTCCGTTTAAAACAAACAGAGTGCGGAACAAAGAGAATGCACATGATGTTGATGCGGACAACCTTAAGGACATGATCGAAAGTCTTGATCTTGGTAACCATAAGATTCTTGTATCAGCACCCTCAAGTAAGATTCTTGGCAAGATGTTGGGTCAGACCCCTATTCTTGACTATCTTACTACAAATGGATATGACGTGTTACACATCACATCTAAATTTGGTGCTATCATCAATGGCAAGAAGGTAGGAAGAGAAAAGTTTTTTGACACTCTTACTAAGTGGGGTGCAGATAATGACAGAAAGTTTGTTATCTTTCACTATTCTATTCTTAGTGAAGGTATCAATGTCAATGGACTAACTCATACAATACTATTGAGAAACCTACCTATTATCGAAATGGCACAAACTATTGGTAGAGTCATTCGAGTTCATAAAGATGATCGCAAAGCAGTTGCTGAAGGTCTCATTCCCTCAGGTGCATTCCATTTATACAAGAAAGCATTTGGACAAGTTACAATGCCTATCGGGTATCGTATGGGAGACGTTACCAAAATGAGACTTGAGCAAGTTGTAAACAGTATCTTTATTGAAGGAGTACCACCCCTCGCATATTGCATCTAATGAAAGACACAATTTTATACGGAGATTGTAGAACTACAATTCCAACCATAACAGAACCAATACAAATGTGTGTGACCTCGCCACCCTATTACGGATTAAGGGATTATGGTGGAGAGGAGAACCAGATAGGACAAGAAGGAAGTCCAGAGGAGTTTATTGACCAACTGGTAGAAGTCTTTAAGAAAGTTAGAGACGTTATGGTAGATGATGGAACTTTATGGGTTAATATGGGAGATACCTATTACAACTATAGGAGTGATGGTAACTACCCAAAACAAACAGTAAGTAAAACTAATCAAGATTTACCTAATTTTTCACCTGCAAGAGGTAACAAACTTAAAGGATTAAAAAGTAAGGATTTGATTGGTGTACCTTGGTTGTTAGCGTTTGCATTACGCAAAGATGGTTGGTATCTTAGGCAAGATATTATTTGGCATAAACCTAATCCAATGCCAGAAAGTGTAAAAGATAGATGCACTAAGTCACATGAATATATTTTCTTACTCAGTAAGAGTAAGAACTATTACTATGATAATGAAGCGATCAAAGAACCTGCTAAAGATTGGGGAACTAGAGATCGGACTAATGGTAAGTATCATAATAAAGGAACTGGTTTAAGTCCTCATACTGGACTCAGTAAGAGTTATCCTACAAAGAATAAGCGATCAGTATGGACAGTAACAAGTAAACCATATAAGGAAGCACATTTTGCTACATACCCACCTGACTTAATTGAACCTTGCATCAAAGCGGGTAGTAGAAAAGGAGATATAATTCTCGACCCATTCATGGGGTCAGGAACTACAGCAATGGTATCTAAACAATTAGATAGGCATTTTATAGGTTGTGAGTTACATGACTCATATAAAACACTTATAAATGGAAGGTTACCAAACACAGCATTGAGTGACCTATTCTAATATGCCAGTTGATGTACTGTCACACATATGGTTGCATAGGTGTAGCATATAGTTTATATTAAGAATGTCGAAACAAACCAACGTAAAACTTTCAAGGTAACGGATACCCAGAGGAATACGTTTTTAAGTCGAACTTAAGTAGTTGAGTTTTGTTTCGACCCACTTAATTATTCTAAGTCAATGCCAAAAACATTAACAGCAAAAGAACAAAAAATTATCAAGCACATGGAAAGTGTAATTGATATTCTTTCAAGTTGCAATACTGTAACTGATCCTGCATTCGATATGTATTACATCATGCACCAAGCAGTTGATAGAGAAGTTTACTATCCTTTACATGATAGGGAGTTCATCTAATGCCAAGATTTATTATTGAAGAAAGATTCGTAGGTTATGCTGATATTACTATCGAAGCAGAAACACACGAGGAAGCAGTTGCACTTTATAATAGAGGATACTATCCAGATAGTGCCTATGATAAAGATGACATGACTTATGACCACGAATTTTTTGGTATCAGACTAGAAGATGGTAAGCAACTTTTAGCAGAAGAGTATGCCAATTTTGAAGGTGGTACACTACCACTTGAATAGGTCACTCTACACACTATAATAAAAGTATTCAAACAAACATCATGGATTTACAATTCGAGAGACAAACATCAATCGATAATATGATTGATTCACTCTATGAAGCAATGACTAGCAATGGTCTTAATGGACTTATCCCAGAAGCGGCATCTGTTTACGAGGAGTGGGTAGTTGATGGAGTTGACCCTCAGGAAGTTGACAAGTATGAATTTACTTTTCTAAAGAACTTCACACTACCACAATACGAGGATTATTGTGGCAACGACTAAACTACTATACCCAAAATATAAACTTAAAAAATTTGCTGACAAGACTTGGGGAGCAAATAAAGTTTATAGAAACATCAATTACATTCACTACTTCAAACAACAAAATTTAAAATGAGTTACGATACAGAACACTACTATGCAGTTCAAACATTCTTGGAAGATGATGAACTTTACAAGATATGGAACATTATCGAAATTGCAATGGAGAGAGAAGGTTATGACGTTCAAAACGCAGAACTTTCAATGAGACTATATGATAGTCAATTAACAGAAAATGTTGAACATGAAGGATTCGGACTATGAAACCCAAAAATTATCAAGTAACAGAAATTGAACTCTACTTATGTGAAGTTGGAGACGGAGACCCCGATTTACAATTTACACCTCAAGAGGAGTATGTCATGCACCAAAGGTGTCTAGGTAGATGGACAGCATATAATGAAGATGACCTAAGAAATCGAATATTTGATTTTATTGGTTATCATGCTGAACATTTAAAATACGAGGTAAGATCATGAAAAGTTTTTCAGAAAAGTATTATCCTCATCTTGACCCATTCGAGCAACAGTATAATGACATTTGGTTTTTTCAAATGTTATCCCAATTAAAATTGAGTGGTAAACTTTATATCCCCGATCTTGATTTATGGTTTAACAAGAAGGGAGAAGAATGTGAACCTTACGAAGGTAACACATATATCGAACAAATGAAACCAGAGTATGCCAGTTAAAGTACTGTCACACAACCAGTTGCAACTGGTATCCATTCCTTTATAATAAGGACATAACAAACATTCATTCCCTAAAGATTATGCCTAATTGGTGCTATAACAGAGTTAGTATTTACTCAGAAGATACAAAACAAATTGATGAGTTATTTGACATTTTCAATAACCCCGAACCATTTAATGCACTTATCCCTAGTCCAAAATGGTCAGAAACACCTAACGAAGATGGAGAGTTACCAGTATTAGAAGAGCATAAAGATGCTGATGGTAATGTTTTATTCACAACTCACAAATTCCCAAAGTCAGGAAAAACTGATGATAGATGGTATGATTGGCAGATTCAAAACTGGGGAACAAAGTGGGAACCTGCTGATATTTCAGTTGAGCAATGTGAAGAAGAACTTGAACTAACATTCAACACAGCATGGAGTCCACCAGAAGATATTTGTAGAGCAATTAGAAACAAGTATCCTGATATATCAGTAAGTTGGTTCTATGATGAACCAGGATGTGAGATAGCAGGTTACCTATAAACCTGTTATCTTGTCAACAGTACTTGTGCCAGTTAATTATGTGTCACACACTACCACGCATAGGGTATAAAATCCCTTATAATAAGAATATCAAACAAAAGGAAAATGACTCTTCCCACTCAAAACCTTTACGAGCAAATGTTCATGAAACAAGAAGAACCGATTGACTTCTTAGTCACTATCTACGAGGACTATCTAAGCAAGCATAATCTACCAGAATATGATGCAAGCGATATGCTTCATGCACATCATATTGGAGAGATCGAACTTCATGACTCTCAAATTGGTTGGTTCAACAACTTTATTCGCTTATGGGATTTTGTTGCTGAAGCAGAATATCAAAACTTTGCATATCAGGGAGCATAAAAATGAATCAAAACGATAAAAACAAACTTGAAAAGTTTGGTATGACTCAAAATGAGTTGAATGAACTAAGATACCATTATGTTGACAGATATGTTGAAAATATGTCAACTAAGGATTTAGTTCAATATGTCTTTGATGATTTACTCAATTATGTTCATAATCAACCAGATGCAGAATTTCTTGATGAAGCACAAAACTACTGGGAAGAGCATTATGATGATGTAGTTGAAGAAATTAAAGATTATGCTAACTCAGATTTTAAAAAACCTATGGAGGACAGAGACAGATCATAAACTGTCACACAGTACCCCTATTCTTAAACATTCCCCACTATAATAAAAGTAATTAAACAAACATCATGCCAAT